GAAGGAGATGAGACGCAAGGGCGTTGTTCGTTGAAGCCGCCCGCGCCGCTTATATGGGAGAGAAGAAATGAGTGACGAATTTGACAAAGGCTATGAAGCCGCCAAGCAAGCGTCCAAGGAAATCATTGATAAACTGACGGCGCGAATTATTGATATGGAGTTTGAAATCCAACGCGCCAATGTTGTTTGCGAGAATAAAGACTGGAGCACAAACAATTATGTTGCGAGAGCGGAAAAGCGCATCGCGGAACTTACTGCGGCACTCCTCCCGTTTGCCGCCATAGCGGACGAAAGCACAGCAAAACTTGCTGACAATTATATGTATCCAGACTGCTACCCGATGTCTGCTTTTCGCGCCGCCCGCGCCGCTTACTATGGAGAAAAGGATGGCTAAAATACCAAATTGGAATCGACGTTATAGCAACCCAGCTGCGCTTACGCCTTATGAGCAGAAGATCTGGGAATTGCATCAGCAAGGCAAAGATCCGGCGACTATCGCCAAGGAAATCGGAACGAAGCATGCGAGCACGATCTCGTCCCGCATGATGGTTATTAGAGAGAAGCTGGAGGTCGCCAATGGATGAGAAATGGTATGAATTTAACCCGCAGAGCAATATCAACGTATATGAACTGGCGCAGATCCTTCAGGCGCTCATGATGATTCGCATCAACGACGATCTGAAAGCCAAGCTTCCGAAATACGCCGACCGGCATTTCCAAGAGGTGAGAGATGACCAAGATCTTCGTTCCTGATTACTGGCCCATGTTCTTAGGGCCGATGCTGCGCCGGTTCGACTACACCGCGGTCGACGACAGCATGCCTCCGATCACTGCCGTCTTCGCATATGACAAGGGCAGCGACAGCATGCTCTATGTTGATTACGACGCGCATCTGACGTGGAAGGATACTTGGTTCTACCAGTATCGCCCCGGCTTCGGCATCGCCGAATGGCGCGACGACTATCCCGGCGGCAAGAAGGTCGTCATGAATCCGCCAATCGGCTGGGGCGAATATGTCGAGATCGGCGGCGACTATATCAATTATCCAAAGATGAGCCCGTTTCAATCGTGGCCGCCGGCAATGGCGAAGGGCGTCCAGATCTGTCATTACGAAGCGCTGCTGGAGCGGTTCCGCGTTCAGACCGGCGTCGTCTATAACGACGTTTTGGTCTTCACCTATCTGCAGTCATGGGATGGCAAGCCGGGCGGAGGCGCCCGATATTGGATGGCGAAAGGCGTCGGGCCGATTGCCGTGCAATGGCTGGCGCAGAGCCCGACAGACCCATATACGCGACCGATCATTGAAACAGCCCGCATGGATGCGGTAGTATCGACAGTTGGAGAATTGATATCATGACGGTGATGGAAGCTTTATTCGACAGCGCGCTGTATCTGGCGTTCTACATTGGCGGCGTCATGACCGCCGTCATCGCGTCATGGATCGACGATATTGCAGACAGAAGGAAGGAAGAGCGTTATGGAGATTGAGCCTGACAAGGTAGAGCCGAACAAGAGAAAGGTTCTTGAGTTCAAGCCGCGCGCCGACATGACGATGGGCGAGTTCGCTCAGATCCTGACGGCAATGACGATTGTGCTCGACGAGCGACTGTCTCAGCGCCTCGACAAGAAGCTGCTGCGGCACTTCGAAGAGAAGGAAATAGAAGTCGGCCAATGACGCTTACACTTGAAGGCATAGACGTTGACGCGCAGCTGATCGATCTTGATCAGGCAGACTGCGAAGAAAGTCTTGCCACGTTCGTAAGGATGGCGTGGCATGTGATTGAGCCGGGATCCGAATATATCCACGGCTGGCACATTGACTTCATTTGCGAGCATCTTGAGGCGATAACATTTGAGACAGAACTTGAGGATGGCGGTTTTTATAATCGCCTTCTCATTAACGTGCCGCCCGGCACAATGAAGTCGCTTCTGACAAACGTCTTCTGGCCCAGCTGGGAATGGGGGCCGCAGAACATGCCGCATTTGCGGTATGTCTGCACGTCGCATTCACAGAACCTCGCCATCCGCGATTCGACAAAGATGCGGCGCCTAATCCAGAGCGACTGGTATCAGGCGCGCTGGGGCAAGCGTGTCAAGCTGACCGGCGACCAGAACGCCAAGACGAAGTTCGAAAACACCGCGACCGGCTTTCGCGAAGCTGTTGCGTTTGAATCAATGACGGGTGTTCGCGGCGACAGGGTCATCATCGACGACCCGCACAGCGTCGACAGCGCGCAGTCTGACGCGATGCGCCAGAGCACAATTGAAACCTTCCTTGAGGCCGTGCCGTCTCGTCTGAACAATCCTTCGAAATCGGCCATCGTCGTCATCATGCAGCGCCTGCATGAGGAAGATGTTTCCGGCGTCATTTTGGATAAGGGGCTGGGCTATGACCATATTATGCTTCCAATGCGCTACGACCCGATGCGCGCCATGCCGACGCTGTTGGGTAATGAAGACCCCCGCAGCAAGGACGGAGAACTTCTATTCCCCAAGCGCTTCCCTGAAGAAGTGGTTGACCGCGACGAGCGCGTCATGGGGCCGTATGCTACGGCGGGTCAATTCCAGCAGGCGCCAGAGCCAAGAGGCGGCGGCGTCATCAAGCGCGAATGGTGGAAGACATGGGACGGCCCATCCTTCCCGCCCTTCGATTACGTCATAGCTTCGCTGGACTGCGCCTATACAACCAAAACCGAAAATGACCCCAGCGCCATGACGATCTGGGGCGTCTGGTCTGGCGGCGATCAAGTCGCGCAGGTCACGCGCGTTCCTAATCGCGAAGGCGACATGATGGCGTCTTTGGAGCGAACTTATACGCAAGAGCATCCGCGCTGCATGCTGATGCATGCATGGCAGGATCGACTAGAGTTGCATGATCTCGTCGAGAAGGTTCGCGATACAATGCAGCGCTATGGCTGCGAGAAGATTTTGATTGAGAATAAGGCCGCGGGGCATAGCGTGGCGCAGGAGTTGCGCCGCGTCTATGGGCACGATGATTTCTACGTTGAACTTGTGGATCCCAAATCTCAGGATAAACTGGCACGACTTTACAGCGTGCAGCATCTGTTTGCGGAAGGGCTGATCTATGCGCCGGATAGATCATGGGCTGACATGGTGATTACACAAACCGCTCAATTTCCGCGAGCGAAGCATGACGATCTTGTCGATACGATTAGCATGGCGCTGCGGCATCTGCGACAAATCGGGGTGCTTATCCGTAACGAAGAATGGACTTCGGCCCTCGACGAAAGTAGAATGCATACAGGCTCTACGGAGGGCCCGTTGTATCCAGTTTAGCAAGGAAGACCTTATGATACCCGCGAACGCCGTCGTCGACGTTTTAGATCCGCCGCCGGTGCCGGGAGGTCTGGGCCGCTACCGGGTCGAGGTCTGGGGCAAGGAGCCCTACGACTATGCCCGCGTCTATGAAATAAGCGCCGTCGATGCTAATATGGCCGCAGTGGAAGGGCTCCAACGCTTTTCTGATGAAATCACTGCGCTGATTGAGAACAAGGATTCCTGATATGCCGCTTACGCCGGGCTTGTCTCCTTCTATTCGCCAGCAGGAGCCTGCCGGGCTTGGTGAAGCGGAAGACCTTGTCGTCGAGATCCTTGAGGATGGCGAAGACAAGAACGAATACGACGATAAGGGCAACATCCTCCGCATGGTGAACGACGACGGTTCTGTCGTCGTTTCCTTGAACGGTGAGCCGGTCGAGCGCGTCAGCGACGCAGAGAAGGCCGCCGATTGGTTTCGCAATCTCGTCGATGAGATCGACACCGCGGAACTTTCAGCCATCTCCGGCGATCTGCTGAAAGGCATTCAGGACGATCTGGACAGCCGGCAGGAATGGATTGAGGACAGGGCGCAGGGCATCAAGCTTCTGGGGCTCAAGGTCGAGATCCCGCAGCTGCAGGGAGCCACTGACGGCGCTCCCGTCGAGGGCATGTCGAAGGTTCGCCATCCGCTCATGCTGGAGGCGGTTCTTCGCTTTCAGGCGAACGCCCGTTCAGAGTTGTTGCCGACCGATGGGCCGGTGAAGGTTCGCATCGATTCGGTCGACTCCAGCGAGCAGCAGGATCTTCTAGCCGACGCTCTTGAAAAGGATCTGAACCATTATCTCACCGCCACCGCCAAGGAATATTATCCTGATACTGACCGGATGCTGTTTATGCTGGGTTTCGGCGGGACAGCGTTCAAAAAGGTCTATTTCTGTCCCTTACGCGGTCGCCCGGTCAGCGAAACGGTGGATGCGGACGACCTCATCGTCAATAACGCCGCCACGACGTTAAACGACGCCAAGCGCGTCACGCATCGCGTTTATATGCGACCTTCGACGGTGAAGCGCCTGCAGATCCTTGGCGTCTATCGCGACATCAGCCTGACGACGCCGGATCAAGAAAGCCTTGATGCTGTGCAACGTGAGAAGATGTCGCAGCAAGGCATCGCGATGGAATCGCGCAACGCCGAAGATCGTGATCGTGAGATCTACGAATGTTATTGCGAACTTGATATCCCCGGATTCGAACATCGTCACAAAGGAAAGATCACGGGCCTAGAAATCCCGTATCGGGTTACGATTGATGTTTCGTCACGAGAAGTCCTGTCAATCGTGAGGAACTACGATGAGCCCACTGGAGACGAAGGAAACGAGTTGCCAGAAACTCGAACGAATTTTGTCAAATTTACTTTTGTTCCCGGTATGGGTTTTTACGATATCGGTCTACTTCATATTCTGGGTAATACCACGAATGCGGTGACGGCTGCTTGGCGCGAGATGCTTGACGCCGGCATGTATGCGAACTTCCCCGGCTTCCTCATGGCCGACACGGGAGCCCGCCAAAACACAAACATTTTCCGCGTGCCTCCGGGCGGCGGCGCGCTTGTGAAGACGGGCGGCGTTCCGATTAATCAGGCAATTATGCCGCTGCCGTATAAGGAGCCCGGCGCTCCGATGATGCAGCTTGTGCAGAACGTCGTAGAGACGGGCCAGCGCGTTGGCGGAACGGCTGAACTTGCTGTTGGCGAAGGCCGCGCCGATGCGCCTGTCGGCACGACGTTGGCGCTGATTGATCAGGCCACGAAGATCATGAACAGCGTTCATAAGCGCCTTCATGCCGCGCAGGCTGAAGAGTTTCAGCTTCTGGTGCGCTGCTTCCGCGAGCATCCTGAAAGCTTCTACATGAAGTGCCGGCGCCCGTCGCTTGCATGGGATGAGGCGACGTTTATTGCGGCGCTTGATGACTGCGAATTGATCCCGCAGGCGGATCCCAATACTGCCAGCCATACGCAGCGCATCATGAAGGTGATGGCGCTGAAGCAGCTGCAGCAGGGCAACCCGTCGATGTATAATGCGCAGGCGATTGATCTCGCCGCCATGAAGGCGATGGGCTGGAGCAACCCTGAGCAGTTCTTGGCGCCGCCTGAGCAGCAGAACCAAATGCCGCCTGAGATGATCAAGGCGATGGAAGAACTGAAGATCCTGCAGAAGGAAGCCGACGCCAAGGAAGCTGTCGCGCAGGCGTCTATCGCCGACTCGCAGTCTGAAGCGCAGGCCCGCATGATTGATGCGCAGACGCGCCGCATGCTGGCGGAAGCCAAGGTCGAAGAGACGCAGCTGAAGGCGAAGGGCCAGCAGGATCCTGCGAAAGAAATGGAAGCGCAAGCCAAGATGTTGGAAGCGCAGAACCGACGTGATAAATTGGATCTTGAGGCGCATCAGCTAGGCGTAGAGTCGGGTCACAAGGAAGCCGACCGCCTGATTGATTCGCATCATCGGCATGAAGATCGTCGCAGCCGCGAAGATCAGTTCCTCGCCAATCTCTTGCGCGACATGAATAAGGGCGCCCCGAATGTCTAGGATTATTGACCGCGCTCTCGACATCATTAGCGATCATCTCAAGACGCAGACCTCCGAACTTCCGCCGACTCTGGAAGTGAAGCCCGGCATGGCGAAGGGCGGCCGCCTTTTGGAAGACGATTATCCGACGCACTATATGCCGCATGTCGGCCGTCAGGTGATGGCTGATGGCGGCGAGCCGGATCCTGTAAGCCAAGCGCTGTCGACGGCAAGCGAAGTTCAAGGCGACGCGCCTATCCCCGCGCCGACGCCGCGCATCCCTGCGCCGGGCGCAGAGGGTAGCGTTGGGCTGCAGCCGAAGCGCACGCTTGGATCAATGTATAACGTGCCGGAAGGCGCTCCTTGGGCTGATAAGTCTGAGGAAGAAGCAAAGATGCCGCGCGTTCAGACGCTAGTCGATGCTTTTAATAAGGCAATCGATGAACACGTTAATCTTCCTTATAAGGAACGTGTAGCCAATACGAAGGCTGCTATCCAAAAGTTGGCGCCATATATTGGCGTGCGCAAAGATGGCACCGTTCCTCTTCTTGGCAAGAACGAGAAGATGATGAAGGCTGAATCCGGCTACAAGGGCGGCAAACCGCTTGAAGTCGATGGCATGGGCGTTGAAACGACTGGCCTTGCATTGGCGCCAGCGTTCAAGATGGGCAACTTTCAGACCTGCCCAAATCATGCATCTTGCAAGGACGAGTGCCTTGGTAAGACGTCTGGCAATTACTTTAAGATTGGCGGCGGCAAAGATCTCGACGCCTTTAAAGGCCCGAGGCTTAACTCTCTGAACAAAACGATTGCGATGCTGCAGGAGCCGGAAGCTTTTGCTGTGCGCTTGTTTGACGAGATCCAGAGCGCCAAACGCGAAGCCGAATACAATGGCAATAAGCTTGGTATCCGCCTAAACGTCCTGTCGGATCTCAGCCCGCAGATCCTTGAGCCGATCATCAAGAATCATCCTGAAGTGGATTTCTACGACTATACGAAGATGAAATATGATCCAGTCGCGCCAAATCATCATTACACTTATTCATCGACTGGCGTGTCGCAGGAAGACGTTGATAACCCGCATAGCAATTGGGAAGAAATGCGCCGGCGCCTTGATCAAGGCAACAACGTCGCTATGGCGTTTAGCCACAAAAGCGTCGTTCCAAAAGAGGTTCATGATGAAGAGACAGGTAAGACCTATCGCGTCATCCCCGGCGACACACATGACTTCCGCCCGTTGGACAGCATCGAAAATCCCGACGAAGGCGTTATTGTCGGCTTGAAGAACAAGAACGTCTCAAGCAAGAACGACACGGCGCATAAAGAGTCTAAGGGCTTTTTTGTGAAGTATGACCCGCAATTCAAAAAGACTGAAAAAGGCACTTTTGAGCGCGACGAAGAAGGGAATCAAATCCCGACTAACTTCCGCGTAAATATCAAGCCACAAGGCAAGAAGGGGAAATGATATGGCTGATACTCTCAAATTAGATGCGCCCTACTTCCATGCGCAGTTCCCAAATCTCGACAAGCATCACGACTCGTCGAATTATACGCGCAAAGAATGGTATGAATGGGATGAACTGCCGGGCGAACCTGCGTTCGCCACTGGCGGCTCTGTTGATCATGAGCAAGAGCCTGAAAAGGTAAAGCTGTCCGACCATTTCAAATAAGAGGTTTATGATGCCCGTCGATACGCATGACGACATAGTGCCCGCGACGGGTGTTGAGCCGGCAACTGGCGTTGAAACGCACCACGATGTGAAAATGGCGCATGGCGTCGAGAGAGCCGATGAGCGTCATGAGCGCGCTTACGGCGGCTCAATTCCCGGCCCAGCGTTAGATAAAGAAGAGCCTGAGCAGTTTGGGCGCCGTCTGATTGAATGGGCATTCGCCGCTGCGCCGATTGTGTCTCGCAGCAACACGCCTAGCTTTGCCGGTCAGTGGAAGTATCCCAACATCCATATGCGCAAGGAAGGCGGCCGCGTCGATTATCCGCTTGCGATGACAGAAGACGCGAAAGCCGCCAAGATTAAAAAGATGAAGCCGGAGAAGTTTCTTGGCGAAGCGCGGCCTCTCAAGATCGGAAAAGGTGATCGTCAGGTTATTGATAATTTCAAACGTGATATTGTATCTGGCGATCCTCTTGGCCCGCTTAAACTTTATCGTGATGGAACAGAAGATGGTCGTCATCGTGCAACGGCTGCTGAAGAACTTGGCGTCTCGTCGGTTCCGGTAATCGATCATCGCCCCGGCAAGTATTACGGCGGTGGCATGGGCGGCAACTTCAAGGGCTTCACGCCGGGCTTCAAGGGCTCGCGTTCGCGCTTTACATCAAGCCCTGTGCCGCAGGGGCAAAACGAGATTAATACGCAAGAGCAGCAGAACGACGCCTATGCAAAAGCGCAGCCGACGTCGACTGGTCTTCTGCGGCCGCCGGTTCTCCCGGCTGCACAGCAAGGATCTATCCCGCGCTTGCCGAATTATGTGCAAGGCTTTGGCGGCGGCTATCCATCGCCTTCGCCGCAGCAGCCAATGCCGACGGGCCAGACTTCTAACTATCCTACTGGCGGCTTCTATGACGTCTGGGGGCCAATGTTCGGCATGGGCCTTGGCTCGTTCTTTGGCGGTCTTGGCGGCTTCGGCGGCGGCTTCGGCGGCATGGGCTATGCTGAAGGCGGCGCTGTCGACGATGACCACGAAACGACGCCAATGGGTTTTTACAGCGCCGCTTCTGAGGCGGCATCCAAAATACCTCAGAAGGCGCCGATTGATCAGATCCTGAACAAGCTGAGAGGATCTCCGAATGTCAAAGCGGAGGAACTTGATTGGTCAGGCGTTAGAGACGCTTTTGCTGGGCAGAAGAGCGTGGATCCGCAAGAAGTTGCGCGGCACCTACAGACGAATCTACCGCAGGTTCAAGAGAAGGTTCTCAGAGATCCTTATGCTATTGGCAGGGAGTTAATGGACAAAGCCCATGCTTTAAAGATGCAGGGTAAACTCGACGAGGCTGACGCGCTAAATGAGCAGGCTCGCCCTTATATGGCGCAATACCGTTCAAAAGGCCCTAATGACGCGAAGTATGGCGAATACCAGTTAAGCGATCCTCGCGATGATTTTACAGTAGGTAATTATCGTGAATTGCTTTTGCATTTACCGGAAAAAATTGACGCCGACCGTAGCGCAAAAGCCGCTGAGATGGCGCGCTCTCTAAGTGAAAAATACGGTGAAAGATGGACGTCTCTTATGACGTTTGATGAGGTTAAAAAATATGAAGATCTATTAAAGTCTCAGGAATTGGCAGAAAAAGGCACTAACTATCAATCAGGACACTGGCAAGGAACTCCTAATGTTCTCGCCCATATCCGCATGTCCGACAGAGGATTCGCTTTTCAAAAGCCATATCTTCATGTCGAAGAAGTTCAAAGCGATTGGGGCCAAAACAAGCGCGATGGAGAAGACGTTCCTGAAGGCCCGCATATTGGAAGCACAGAGGGATGGACTGATCTCGCGCTAAAACGCATTTTGCAAGAGGCCGCGAAGGGCAACTATAAAAAAATCCTTTTTACGGCCGGGAAAGATCAGTCAGATCGTTACGGGTTGGATAAAAAATTTGAATCAATTCGCTGGTCTCCAGATACAAAAGAACTTTTAGCTGAAGGTCTTGAGGGGCTGGAAGATATTGAAGAAAAGGTTCATGCAGAGGCTCTGCCCGGTTTTATAGGCAAGGATCTTGCGGATAAATTGCTTTCTCAGCCGATAAAAACCGTGGGGAATAAGCAGGTTCATTTATTGCGTGGCGGCGATCTAAAAATAGAGAATAAAGGCATGCGCAATTATTACGATAGGAAGCTGCCAGAGCGCATGAATAAACTTGTCGCGCAATTAGACCCATCAATAAAAATGAAGTTGTTTGATCACACGATTAATCTTGGGACAGAAACTGACGATGGAGAGGATCGAATCCACCATCTTCATTCTCTTGAGATGACGCCGAAGCTGCGCGCGGCTATCCTCAAGGGATTGCCGGCTTATGCTTCTGGCGGCGGCGTAGACGATGATCAGCCGCAATCAAGCGACATCGTCGATATTCCTGACGACAATGTTCCTCCTCTTCCGTATGAAGACACATGCATGGTGCATTCCTTGGCTCATGTGACCGGCAAAACCCCAGAAGAAGTTTGGAATGTCGCCCATAAATATTGGAAGTTTGGTGTAGGTATTTCGCCTTCTATGGCTTCTCATACTGTAAAAGAACTAGGCCATGAATGGCATAGAGACCGTTCAGATCTTGTCTATCCAGATATCAGTGGCCCTGCGACAACAGTCAAAAGACTTATTGAGCGTCTGAAGCAAGAGCCGGAAGACAAGAAATTCATTATCACAACGCGATACTATGGTGTGCCTCATGCGATCTCTTACGCAAATGGAGAATTGAGGGACATGGCAGAGACGAAGCCTAATGCCCGTGTCTCTCTTGTTTCTGAAATACGCCCGCGGCGTGGGGAGAATGCCTCTGGCGGCTCTGTCATTAAAGACGCGCTTGGTGTAGTATCAAAATATTCGCGATGACCCGCGAGTGCAGGGACGCCTGCTTTCCCCAGCTGGAGAGAAAGAATGTATGAATTGGCTAAAAAAGCCCGTGACGAGCGCAAGGCGAAAGCCCGTCGTCTCGCCAATCCGGGCACCTTAGATAAGGATCAGGATACGACTTCCGCGACGTGGTCGCCGGCAGAGCCGCTGAACGCTGATGTAAAGACCGGCGCTCGCCCTGTTGGCAAAGGCGCTCGCCTCTATAACAAGGGCGGCAAGGTCGCTGCTGGCAAATCGGCGGCTCGCGCCGACCGTAAGCGCCGCGCCACCGGCGGCCGCGCTATGGAAAAAGAAATTAGCAACGGCATCGCCAACAAAGACGTGCGCGCTGCGAACGAAGAGCGCGACGGCAAGAAGCATGTTGGCGCCTTCAAGAAGGGCGGCGCTGCTTTCAAGGACGCTGGCATTCTGGACAAGAAGGCTGTCGGCGACGTTCAGGTCAAGCCGGTTCGCGGTAAGGCTGAGAACTATAAAAAGGGCGGCAAAGTCAAGAAAGCCGATGGCGGTAGCTTCCTGCAGCGCATGATTGGCGGCGGCGAGAAGGAAAAGCGTGAGCGCGAGATGCGCGACGTCGGCAAAGGCCGCACGTCGTCCTATTCTCCCGAAGACAAATCGTCGATGGAAGAGATCGTCAAGGGCCGCAGCGGTTCAGGTTTGCCGGAAACGGAAGAGATCTTTGAGTCGACGAGCCGCGTGCAGGGTCGCAAGAAGGGCGGCCGCACTGCGCGCAAGGCCGGCGGCCGGGCTAAGAGCAAGCCGTCGATTGTCGTAAAGATTGAGACCGGCAAACAGGCTCCCGCTATGGGCGGCATGGGCGCTGTCCCTCCGCTTCCGCCTGTCCCGCCGATGCCGCCGGTTCCGCCGGCTGCTGGCGCTCCGATGGGGCCGGGGCCGATGCCGCCGATTCCGGGCATGGGCGCTGGGCCGATTGGCCGTAAGGCTGGCGGTCGCATCACGAAGGTCGCCAAGTCCTATAAGGACATGGAAGCCGGCGCCGCGAGCGGTGAAGGTCGTCTGCAGAAGACTGACATCGAATCGCGTCATACTGACGCGCCTGCGCGCAAGAGCGGCGGTCGCATCAGCAAAGTCGCCAAGTCCTATAAGGACATGATGGCTGGCGCTGAAAGCGGCGAAGGTCGTCTCCAGAAAATGGATATCGCGAAAGCGAAAAAGGCTCGCAGCAAGTAAAATTGCTGCGACCGCCGGCGGGGGCGCCCCTTC